GGACTGCACGCCACCCAGCGAGGCGTTAATCCGCTTGCCGTAGTTGTTGTCCTGCGCCCAGAGTTCTATGTTGGCGTTGACGTAACATCCGGCATACGGCCTGCCGTCCTGCGCGGCGAGCGGGGTCCGGTCACGGTCGATCACCAGTGGCCGGGACTTGTTACGCGCAGAGACGTATAGGTGCCCTGCAAACCCGTCATAACTGGCTTTCAGGTCGCCATCATGCAACGCGACTTTGTCACCCATACGCATCTGTTTAAGCTGGGCCGCCGCCTTAACGCCCCATTTGTCATTGGCCATCTTGTCAATCGCCTGGTTAAGGGCTTTCACTTGCGGATCGGCAGGGTCGATGAGGAAGCAGGCCGAGAAGGCGGCTTCGCCTTCGCCATTCACTTTCTTAGGTTCAAACAACACGGGGAAGGCTAAGCGCACGTTTTTTAGGGTGAGTTTCATCACGGTGTCTCCTGGGGTGAAAGTAGGGTTGGTGTTTTTGCTGGTGTTGGGTTAGGGGAGCGGCTCAAGTCCTCGAAATCCGTCGCGTCCTGAAGGGCGAGCGAGGGGCGTTGATCCGACGTCGGGACAACAACGGGTGCCCCTGTGGCCCTATGAATGAGCGGTTGGAGCTGGGTCCATTGGCGCTCCCCGATGATTCCGGCCTGGTGGAGTTTCTCGGCGCTCGTGGGGCTGATGAGGGACACGTCATGCAGGTGAGCGACTCCAATGCGCATCTGAATGAGCGCGTCCTCGGCGGCTGTCTCATCCACCCAACGGCGCGGCCCCTGTCGGCCTTGGACCAGCTTGTATCCAGGCACGGCGTTCCCTGAACGCAACTCCGCTGCTGCCTTGGCGCGGACAGCCTTACACCAGGAGTCGATTAACTCTGTTGCACCAAACAGGGAGGCTAACGTGGTGTTGTCAAACGTGCGCAGGGCCGCGTGGCTGAGCTGCGGGGCCACGGGCTGGGTGAGATCAACAAAATCATCCGCGACCGTGGTCAGTACGTGCGTGGCCAATGCCGGACACGTCGCCTTGACGTTGCAAAACCGGCATGGTTTTTCTGCGGGGCCGAAATACTCCGAAGATAATTCGCCTACGTTGGTGTAGTGCCCAATCGCTTCCATACACCGCGTAGCACTGCGCTTGACCCGCTGTTTAAAATCCTCCACATCTCGGGGAGGGTGCGCACCCACTCATCCGCATGTCCGAGCCGTGGTTGCACGATCACTAGCCGCACCTGCTGGAAGTCTTCCACCCATCCAAATTCACTCAGCGCTGCCAGCGCATACAGCTGCAACTGCTCATTACCTTCGGCGAAGACTTTGACGCCTTTGCCGTATTTGAGATCAACGATGGTCAACTCATCCCCGGACAGGATCACCGCATCAGCGGTCCCTTGAGCGCCTTGCTCCCCCGTGATGGAGGCAATGTGTAAGGGCTGCTCGACCAGGCGCACCCCCGCAATGGCGCGCACGTAATCCACATACTCCTGCACGGACGCGGCCATCTCTGCGGTCACTTCCCAAGTGCGACCGTTGATCTCATGGCGTTCTCCTACGTACGCGCTGGCATCGGACCCGGTGCGTAATGCGTTGGCAGCCACCGTATGGGCCACGGTGCCTTCATCGGCAAATGGGCTAGCGTCGTCTTTGCAGGTGCGCGTTAACGGAACGCTTGCCGGACAGTGCAGCCAGCGATGCGCACTGCTTGGGGATAGCATGGCGTGCTGGCTCATGGCTCACCGTCTGAGGGCACAGCGTCTAAGGGCAAACCGCGTTCGTGGGCGATGTAAAACCCTTCGATGTGCTTCATTACCTCCGGAAATAGCTTCTCCGGTATCTTGGACAACACTTTGACGCCGAATGATTCCAAAACGTCGTAGGCGTACTTTTCGCCAAGTTCCTTAGACAGGGCTGTTAACGCCTTCGCCACCTCAGCATATCCAGGCGTGCGCATAACGTCCGTTGTGCTCTGAGCAGCAGCCGGTTTGGCAGCGCGCTGCGTCTTACCCGCAGCGGGAGGCGTTGCCGCCGTTGGTTTTTCAGGGGCGCTATCGCTGCGCGGTGTATCGTCAAGCACAGGTTGCGCGGGGCTGCACCTGCTGGGCGGCTTAAGCACCGCCAAAACAGCGTTTAATTGGGCCTGGTCGGTAATGGTGACGGTCATAGGGAACATGGGTTTTTCTCTCGTGTGTGGGTTAGCTGGTGCTGGTGCGTTGTCCGTTGTCATCACTGCGCATCGCTGCGCTGCTCCAGTGCCTCACATGCGCGCTCGTAGTCTTCTACTAGGGCGGTAAGACGAAACAACAACTCGCTTTCTACAGGCGTAAAACGCTCCATGGCTTGCGCGGCTGCTAGGACATTCACAAGTTCGCTATCACTCATCGAACGCATGAACATTTCTGTCGGCATGGGGGTCATAGGTGTTTCTCGTGTAGGGGGTACTTCGTTTCGCTGTGTTGTTCACTTGCGCCGCAGGTGCTAATCCCGTGGTCCAGCAGTTTTGAATGTGCGATATGCAGTGCGTCACGCACCTCTTCGTAGTCTTCTAGCAAGACGGCAAGGCGTGCTATCAACTCGGTTTCTAAAGGGGTGAAATGCTCCACGCCTGTTAGTACTTTTAGGTTGTTCGTAAAGTCGTTAACCCTTTCCGAACGCATCGGCGACTCTGTCGGCACAAAAGACGACATATAAAAACTCCTTCCCGAAAAACGTTCGGGGTTAGTGTTTAGTTAGGGTTTCAGAAAGCGTTTTAGCGGCGTCGTAGTGCGCGCGGCGCACGCGGTAATTGGCGATGCGTAGTGCGTTTGGCGTTGCTCGGGTATCGTGCAAAATAAAGTGGGCTAACCAAGGGCGCGAGCTGTAATAGTGGCGCAATGCGATACTCCGCTCCTCCGCTTTGCGATAACGATTCATGCATAGTCCTCCTGCATGGCACCGCCGCGCATCGCGTGAAAGCATTCTGCTTCGTGGCGCATGTCTTCCTTGACGTCTTCCTCAGCGAGAAGCTGCAATTGCTCCAGCCGTACGCGTTCTTGCACTTCGGCTAGTGCATACAGACGGGTTAAGACATCGCTGCCGATTAACTGATCCGAAGGGAAGGTATATAAATCCGCTAAAGCACTTCCCATCGCTTTATAATGCTCAGTAGATAGTATATCCGCCGCCCATTCATCCGCTTCCGCTCGTTTATCTGGGTTATTTAAATACTCATGAACCCGTGCATCGACCCGCTCGGCAAAATACTCTTTAAAATCGTCTTCCGGTGGTTGTAAACGCGGATCGTTATAACTGCTATATCCAATACCAGCCATTACGCGCCTGCCTTTGCCGTAGCGGTAATGTCAGTACGCATCTGGCCACCTCTTTCACTAACGGCATTACGCGCTTTTGCAGCTTCAGCCCTAGCTTTAGCTTTAAGCCTTAATTGAGTTCTTTGTGCGGTTAATATGTTTACTGTGTATACAGTACTTACGTGCCAATACAACGGGTGCCTTGGCCGCACGCGTATGTACTCCCGCCCACCACCGAAACTAAATCCTATTTCGCTGTCTTGCCTGCCTTTAAACCACGAACGCATGAGCGGGCTAAAACGTTTGTCTTTAAACGAAAGGATTTCTAAAGTACCTTCAGGCCCCTTTGCTTCCTTGATATGGAAACCTTCTAGCAACGCCAAAATTTTAGCGTCTTCAAGGCCGCCCAAGTCCAACGGCGGCGCTTCTGTAGGTGCTGATGTGGCTTGGCTGGGCTGTGTTTTTTCGTTGGTGTTAGTTAAGGTGCTCATGCGGCCACCCCCATGCTTTCAGCGGCAGCTTCAGCGGCTTCGTATGTAGCTAAAGCAGCACGAGCGGCAGCAAAAGCAGCATCACGCGCTTCTTCATCTTTAGCGGCGTCGTACGCAGCACACGCTTCTTTTTTAGCGGCTTCGAGCGCAGCACGAGCCGCATTACGCTTTTCTTGTCGCTTTTTCTCCGATGCAGCGAGCTGCGCCGCAGATCGATTACGCACCGCCTCAAGGGCAGCTTTAACGTGCGGATACAGTGGATGCGTTGTGGCGACAGTGAACTTATCGTTGTCAAAATAATCCGTCATCACGTCGGTGCTGTTGTACACCGTAAAACAGGAATGCACTAAAGGGCTAAAGCGCGTGTAATGCGTGGCGATGACCCTAATTTCCGAGTTATCCCTGTCGTGCGGCTTTTCGTAGGAGTAATTGGCGCGTTGCAACTCCCCGCCTTTCTCATCCCGAATGCCGTTGAAGTAAAACAATGGCATCTGTTCGACCGCCGCACCCTCAGCAGCAGCCTTTATCTGTGGGTAGAGCGGATGAAAGGGATGTACGAGTATGAGGTGGGTTCTCGAATACCCTTTCATTACATAGCAGGTTTCAAGGGCCTTAAAGCAGTCAAGCAGCAGCGGGCTAAACCCTGCTTCACTGATGGCATGGATAAAGATCCCTTTTTCTGAGTTCACTATTAACGGTGCTTCCGTATAGAAAACCGGTTGCAGCTCTTCGCCCTTTGCGTCTTTGATGCCGTTCCGGAAGAACAGCGGTGCTTGTTCGATCACGCGGGCGGCTTCTGCGGCTTTGTAGTCTGCTTTTGCCCAGATGCTTTTATCGATCATGTAATCCGACCCGTTAGGGTTGTATTTCACTGGGCCGTAGGTACCTGATGCCATTTTCGTATCTCCTGGCCCCTGCCGCCGGTTGCGGGTGTCGTGGGGCGATGTGGAGATATTACACACGGTGTTTCATGTTGTGTCAACACATGGTGTGTAATTAAATCAAAGCGGAGATTTTTAGTTACATCTTGCTTGGGGTGGGGCATCACGCATGAAAAACCCCGCTGGAGCGGGGCTGTGTAAGGATTTCGAAGATCGATTCTTCCGTGGTTACGATCAATTCACTCGCTCTATCTTGTTGATTAGATATACCTTCCCCCCAACTATCCCCCCTTCTGGGAATTCGAATGGGTGGGTTACGGGATTGTCACTCACGACAAAAATCTTTCCACGATCCTCCAACCTCTTGATCTGCTGACCGTTGCCAAGATTCACTAAATAAAGGCCATCCCCTTCAAAAGTATGCGTTCCAGTGTCTACAAGTACGACCTCCCCCGGCGCGATAGTGGGAATCATGGAGTCGCCTTTGCCAGTGACGAGCACTAAACGCCCAGGAGGGGGTAGGAATCCTACCAGCGAACGCAGGAAGTTTGCTGAGTACTCAACGGTGCGGACTATTTCCGGTAAATCCTCGTTTTCACGACCGCTGCCCATACCGGCTTCCCCCATCTGCATGACACGAATATAGCCTCGGGGTGTTGCAGTAAAGGGGACGGTGTCCGATGTATCACCAAAGAACATCGGCTCGCTTCCTTCGAGTATCCAGGTGGCACTGATCCCGAGTACAGATTGAGCCTTCGTTGCTCCTTGTTTGGATACCCCTCGCATCGCCCAATTGGTGACTGTCTGCGGTGCCTCGCCAAGCGCAATTGCCAATGCAGAGGGACCCTTGATCGGATTCTCCAAAACAGAAGCAGCCTTCATGAGACGAAGGAAGGTTTTGCTATGTCTAACCATTGATGAAGTTTTCAAGAAAGTAAACGCCATGTGTTAAACGCGGCGTGTTGACATGTGATGAAACGCAGTGTGTAATCGCCTGTATGTACACGACCACACACCCAGATGCGGACCTGATCAACCGCCTTGGCGGCCCCGCTGAAATTTCCAGACAACTTGGAATAGACCCACGTGCAGGCGGTACGCAGCGCGTGCAGAACTGGAAGTACCGAGGTATCCCCGAAATATGGAGGCTTCGCCGCCCCGACATCTTCGGTGAAACCCCCACAAATCACAGGCAGGAGGTGCCTGATGCAGCATGAGGAAGAAATAAACCCCGTTACGAAGATAAATGTTCTACCGGGTACCGCTCCCCCTGTCAGCGAAAAGATCATTACGCCAGAAGAAGCACCCATTAGCGCAGCGGAGTTGGAGCGTCGAATCTCATTTTTACTTGACGCAGTTTCAGACTTGCTTACGAACACTTTGGACCTCCAACGTATGGCTATAACTAATCAAGAAGCTGTTTTTTCCAGAAAACGAGAAATCAGCGAGCAAATAGAGATGCTTGAAAGCGAAGTGAATTTTTTGATGATCCATAAGCAAGCAGAAGATTTGAAGAAGCATCAGGTTTCTAACTAATTCCACGGCTCGGTGTCCTGGCGATGTCGAGCCACTTTTATAACCTGGTGGGCGTGTCCCACGCTGTCCCACTGAGAGGTACTGAGAGTGACAAGCCTGCAAAACACGTTGTTTTATTACTCTTACGAGGATGTGATCCACGATTGCGTGACCGCCCTTGGCGGATTCAAGAAAGTAGGGAATATGCTGTGGCCTGACATGCCTGCCGATGACGCAGGCCGCAAGTTGGCCTCGTGTCTCAACCCTAATAAACGGGAAAAGCTCGACCTGAGCGAATTACGTTCGATCCGGATAGAAGCCCGCAAGGCGGGAGTGCATATCTTGGCGCACTACGAAGCGCGCGATGCCGGTTACACAGAACCACAGCCATTGAACCCTGATGATGAAGCGGCACAGTTGCAACGTGAGTTCATTGCCGCAGTAAAAGGCTTAGAAACCTTGCAAGCGCGCATGGCTCGGACTGTGTCGTGAGCTTGACCACTGTACGTGGCTGCGGTACCGTCGCTGGTAAGGAGCTTAGAAACTCCGAGAAAGCAGCGGTATCCGCACTCGTCAGCTCGCGGATTTTTTGTGCCCGTACGTTTTTACGTCGGGAGGCAGCAGCGATACAACACCCGCAAGGGGAAAGCTGCTGGCCGGTCTGCTTTCCGGTTTCTAACCTCCCGACATTCTCGGGTCGGCGCTTAGAAACGTCTCCCCGAGATCACCTCTCAAAAGCAGGAGACGTTCTCATGGCGCAGTCCATTATCCCGTTCGACTTTCATTCTCACGCTGTGCGCGTTGTGATGCGCGATGGCAATCCGTGGTTCATTGCTGGCGATGTTTGCAGGGCGCTGAATTACTCCAACACAAGCAAGGCTCTTGGGGATCATCTAGATTCCGATGAGCGCGCCACCATTGAGATTCCTACCCCTAACGCCCCGTTAGGGGTTCCTACCAACATCATTTCCGAGTCGGGCCTATACGCCTTGGTACTCCGCTCCAGAAAGCCAGAAGCACGTAAATTCTCCAAGTGGGTAACCTCGGAAGTCCTTCCCTCGATCCGCAAGACGGGGGGCTATTCGGCTACCGGAACGCTGGTGAATGACGATGTGCTTTACGCCATCTGGATTCTGTGCAGCCAATTCAAGTCGCTGCATGAAACGGTATTCACCAACAAGGTTCCGCAAGCCCTAGCATGGCTTGGGGCTAGGCAGATGAGCGGGGCGCTTTACGACCGTCTGCTAGATGGCCTGCACGGCGGCGTTGGCCCTATAGAGAAGGCCCTCGGCCCTCAGATGGAACAGGCTGCCCAAAAGGTCAGGGGGGTTACTTATCGCCGCTTCAGCTAACACCTGCGGCTGTCTGTCTGGCCGTACTCCTTAATTAGTAAGGAGTGACTTTCAAATCGTTAAACCACCCCCGCAGTTAAAAAAGGGCGGGCTGAGGGGGTGGCCTCAACTCGCCCAAAACAAAGGTGGACTCAACGTATGAGTGATTCTATCACACTCCTGAAACACCCCGTAAATACCCTCGCCAAAACATGGTGCGCTGATGGCACGGTGAAAGCCTACGACAACGCCAAGTTCTTCCAGGTGGAGCAACGACCGCTCAACAATAGCCGCGAGCTGTCTGCACTCCTCACGGAGCTGGAGAATAACCGGCATGCCTGTGTGATCCGTGGCGTGTATGTGGGCGATGCCAAAGCCGCTGCGCTGGATACAGAGTTCCAGAAAGGAAAAGTACGGCGCATTGCCGAGCTGTACGAGGATATCCCGCATCACTGGATGCTCGTTGAGATCGATAACTTCGAGCCACTGCGCCTTGATCCGGTCGCCGATCCGGTGGGGAGCATCAGCGAGTTCCTCCACGCACATCTCCCGTTCTGGTTCGCAGGTGCGGATTACCATTGGCAGTTATCCAGTAGCGCGGGGCGGCCTGGGAGTGAAGGGAAGCTAAAGGCTCATGTATGGTTCTGGCTACATACACCGTATACCAGCGCACAGCTCAAAGCCTGGGCCACTGCCTGCGCTCCAGCCCTGGACGCTTCTGTATTTAATACGGTGCAAATCCACTACACCGCCGCCCCTGTGTTTGAAGCCGGTGTGGCCGATCCGGTGCCAGTGCGTAGCGGCTTTGTGAAAGGCCTTCTTGAGGATTCTGTATTGCTGGAGATTGATGCAGAGATATTGGAAAGTGCCAAGAGTGAAGGCAAACCCAGCCGCCAACACAAGCTCATGGCTGCGGCGGCTAACGATCCCGTGGCTGTGCATCTCGCGCACAACTGGACGGTCCTCTCCACAGGTAAAGAAGGACAGCTGTTCATCACCTGCCCATTCGAAGCACACCATACGCAAGCCTCTAACCCCACAGCCACGGTGTACTACCCCGCGCATACCGGAGGCTATGCCAATGGCGCGTTTGTGTGCCAGCACGCCCATTGCCGCAATAGGTCGCAAGAAGAATTTCTAAACGGGGTGAACTATGCCGAGGAAGAAGTATTAGACCGCGGAATAGGCGAAATGGATGTGAACATGTTCGGCGTGACCACGACAGAACACACCCCCACGGACGACATGATTATTAGTGGACTCGCCACATCAAAGGAGCTGACAACGGATAAAGCGAACGGTGCTCGCATCGTTAAGTACTACGGAAAACAGCTAATGCTTGTTGCCGGTGATTGGTACACCTGGAACGGGGAATATTGGAAGAAGGGCAAGGCCGAAGCGTTCCAAGTAATAGGCGAATTCCCGAACGCCATCCGTTACGAAGCAGAACAAGCAGCGCAAGAAAAAGACGATAAAAAAGCTGCCACATTGTATAAATGGGCTAAACAGTCCGAATCAACCTCCAGGCTGAAAGCAGCAGTGGAATGGGCTACGAACCACCTCACCGTAGGACCACATCGACTAGATAACAACCCTTGGCTATTGAACTGCGCCAATGGCACCGTGGACTTACGCACGGGGGAGCTGTCCCCGCACCGCCGTGAAGATTGCATTACGCGGGTCGTTCCCCTTAACTACAATCCAAACGCCCCCGCGCCTGTCTTTAAAAAGACACTAGAACGCATTACCTGCGAAGAGGGGCAGGCTGGCAAGCCACTCAGTGACTTCCTGCAACGCTGGTTCGGCTACTGCGTCACCGGCTCGGTACGCGAACAGAAGTTCGCTGTGCTGTACGGAGATGGTAATAACGGTAAAAGCACGCTACTGGACCTAATCTCGGGGATTCTTGGCCGCTATGCGGGCGTGGCCGCCCCAGGGCTGCTCACAGGCAAGAACGGCCAACAACACCCTAACGCCGTTGCCGACCTTTTCGGGCGGCGCATGGTGACTACCCACGAATCAGGGGAGGGCGAAGTGTTGCGGGAAGAGTTCGTGAAACAAGCCACTGGCGGCGATGCGCTCAAGGCCCGTTACTTGTACGGTGAATTCTTCGAGTTCCAGCCCACGCACAAGCTGCAATTACTCACCAACCATAAGCCTGTCATCAAGGGGCAGGACAGCGGCATCTGGAGGCGCATTATGCTCATCCCGTTTAAAGCGAAGTTTGATGCCGTTGAGGGGGAAGAGACCGGCAACGGCAAGTATCCTCGGGATATGAGGATCGCTGAGAAGCTGGCCGCTGAACGAGAAGGTGTCTTAGCGTGGATCGTGGCCGGTGCCGTGGAGTGGTACAAGAACGGACTGAGGCCGCCTGATATCGTGTTGGCCGCTTCGGAGGAATACAAGGAGGAACAGGACCGCGTAGGGCAGTTCATCGACGAAGAATGTGAGAAAGGAGCCGAGTATGAGGAGAAACTAACTACGCCGATGGGTGATGGCTTGTACCCAGCCTATACGCAATGGTGCAAAGCCAGCGGCGTTCACCCACTATCCAAAGTCCGTTTCATTGGCGATTTGGAGCGGCGTGTGCCGGAGTTTAAGAAGAAAGATATATACGAAACCCCCGAAGGGGGGAAGCGCCGTAGGTTCGTAGCCATCCAAGGGGTAAGGTTGTTGAACACTGATCCCTTCTAGTAACGCGGGCTGCGTCCCACTCAGCGCTTTCGCAATAGCTATTGCAGAGTGCTGAGGGCGGTTTACACCCTCTGCACCTCCTGCACCTCCTTTTAGCCAACTTTTATGCTACTTAGTTGTAAACGAAAAAAATATGGAACTAATTTTTGCACCTTGCACCTCCTTTTAAACCCCTTTTTCTATATGTTGGATTAGAAATTACAGATATATATATATATATATAGCTTTTCGCTTTTAGGGGGGGTGAAAGCGGTGCAAGGTGCAAACAGTCCTCAGCACTTTCGCGCCCGTACATCCAGCCACTGCCCCTCCGACGGAAGCAAGCGCCGCTGCATCACCCAATAATCTTCTTTATAATCAATGGGTTATACTAGTCCCACGCTTTCTCGCAGCTGGGTATTTCCGAATGCAAACAACAGGACTTTTTCAACACCCCAATCCGCGCCGCTTACTGGCGCGTTTGAACCCGAGCACCGTGCGCTATGACACGCTGCCTGGTGGAGTGCCTGAGCTGACGGCACAGGACATTGCCCATGCCTTAGCGCTCACCCCAGCGGGGTTGGGGCGTGAGGTACTGGAGGCGTGCTGGTGGCCGGATGGTGCGGTGTTGCGGCGTGGCCCCTTGCGCGATGCGGCGGTGGCGTTGGTGGTGCCGGAGATTCGACGGCAGCAGCAGCGCTTGCTGGAAGCGCGTACAGACGTGGGCATAGCCAAGGCGTGCATGGGGTGGACCCGAGCGACGACAAGCGCACAGCAGGCTGCGCTGAGGCGTGCGGAGGAGCGGCTGGAGGAGGCCAAGGCACAGCTATGGCCACAAGCGACATTGGAGATGCTGCCGGTCCTGGTTGCGGCGGTGGTGAACGAGCTGTCTCAGCCGCGTGATTGCCCGACGTGCCACGGTCGGGGGACCGTGCGCGTAGGGGCGTTGGTGAAGGTGTGCATGGCGTGCGGTGGCAGGGGAATGCTGCCGGTGAGTGATCGCCGTCGGGCGGCAGCGATTGGCCGTGATGAGGCTGCCTATCGCAGGGTGTGGTGTGGCGTGTACGAGTGGTTACTTAACAAGATGCGTAGTGCTGAACGCCAAGCGGCTAGGGAGCTTCAAGAGGCGTTGCAGGTAGAGGCTGCGTAGTGCGGAGTTGATACCTCCGCACTTTCCCCCCTACTGTACGCGCCTGAGTGGTGCGATGCCCTCATCGAATGATTTACTCGCGCCCTGCCCATCTCAGCAGGGCTTTTTTATTCAAAGCCAGCGACCGCCTTCGGGCGGTTTTTTGCGTTCTGGAGTCCCCCCCATGCAGACCATTGGTGAAGAAGGCATTGCACTGATCAAGTTTTTTGAGGGTTGCAAGCTGAGCACGTACACCTGTCCTGGGGGGGTGTTGACGATTGGCTACGGCGAGACGGGCAAGCATGTGACGCCTGATATGTCTCTTGCCAATGAGCAGGAAGCCGATGCGATGTTACGTGCACGCTTAGCGAAAGAATTTGAGCCAGCGGTGCGGCGTTATGTGCGTGTGCCACTCAAGCAACAGCAGTTTGATGCGTTGGTATCGCTGAGCTTCAACATTGGTGCGGGGGCGTTTCATCGCTCGACCTTGCTAAAGCGGCTCAATGCCGGTGATGTGGCTGGCGCGTTGGAGCAATTTCATGTGTGGAAATGGGCGGGTGGTCGTGTGCAGTCGGGTTTAATTGTCAGGCGTGCCGCCGAACGTGTGTTATTTGAAGATGGTGACTGGCGTGCCGAAGCGGAGAAACAGCGTGCCGCTTTGAAGAGCAAGGGCCGCCGTGATTGATCCCTCGCTGCTGCCTGCCTGGTGGAAGGAGGCGTTTTATGTGTGCCTGGCGATGGCCACGGGGACGCTGAGTTACGTCATGCGTGCACTGGACGCTAAGCAGAGGCTGGCCGTCTCCCGCGTGTTGATTGAGGCGGGGATTGCGGGGTTTGTCGGCTTATTTGTGATGTGTGTGTGTGAATGGTTGGAGATGAGCCAAGCGTTCACGGTGGCGGCGGTGATTGCCTCCGGTTTAATCGATACACCGCAGACCTTAGAACTGATTCAGAACGTGATTGTGCCCAAGCTTGGCACGGGGCGAAGGAGTTCGGATGATCGTTAATACACTGCGCCGTGTGGGGCGACGTTTGCCCAGTGTGCGGCTGCTGATTGAGTACATGATGATTGGTGCGTTGGTGGCGCTGGTGGCACATGCGGTGCTGGCGTGGTCCGAGCGCAGTCAATTAGCGCAGCGGGCGGCGCAGCTGGAAGGCCAGTTAGCGACGGTGGAAAGCACGTTGGATGCGCAGGTTGCGATGAATCGCGATCAAGATGCGGCGATTGCGCGGCTGCGTGCGTTACGTGAGATCGACAGGCAGGCGATTGCGGGGCTGCATACGGATTTGAATCGGATCACGTTGCGCGACCGTATGTTGCGCTGCGGTGTGCGATGAGTCGCAACGGGGTGTTCTACGCAAGCGCTTACGACACGGCGCGCACGCATGTGTTGCGCATGGCGGAGGGTGAACGGATGAAATGCACGTTAGAGATGGAGGGTGCGATGCCGAAAAGTGTTTCTATTACCTCAATGACGTTGGACACCAGCCGCCAGTGTGCCGCCGATGCCGTTGCGGGGGATGTAGGTGCGCGCCGTTTCGATATTTGGATCACCGGCCAGCGTTGCGGTGAGGGTGTGGTTTCTGCACGTACAACGCTCAGTGATGGCGTTTGCCGTGTTCATCGTATTTTGGTGAGGGTGCAGTAATGGCGTGGGCGAAAGGCCAATCTGGCAACCCCAAGGGCCGCGCGATGGGCAGCAAGAACAGGAATACGGCGGCGATCAAACAAGCCTTTCTGGAAGCGTTTGACCAGCTCGGCGGTGTGCCTGCCTTGGTCGCCTGGGCGCAGGAGAACAAAACAGATTTCTACAAACTAGCGGCGCGGATGATCCCCACGGAAGCCCGTGTCTGTGGTGAACTGGAGTTGAAAGAGGCGGGCGATGATGAATTGGATGCCGCCATTGCAGCATATGCCACCCAAGCAGGTATTAGCCTTGTTGTTAGAGGAGAAAGCGCGGCGACGCCGCACTAACCGTCTGGCCGACTACAGCCCATACCCAAAGCAACGCGCTTTTCATGCGATGGGTGCGGGCACGCGTGAACGGTTGCTGGCGGCGGCAAACCAGTCAGGAAAGACACTGTGCGCTGGGCATGAGGTGGCGATGCATCTCACAGGCCGCTATCCGCACTGGTGGGAGGGCAAACGTTTTGAAAGGTCCAATCACGGCCTGGCGGGTTCTGAAACGGGGGAACTGACGCGGCGCGGCGTACAGCGCATTTTGCTAGGGCGCGATCCTAAAACGGAGATGGGGACAGGCGCGATTCCTGGAGAATGCATTGAGGGCGTGACCTGGGCGCGTGGCGTGCCTGAACTGGTCGATACGGTGTATGTGCGGCATGCGTGCGGGGAGCGTAGTTCGATCTCGCTCAAATCCTTTGATCAGGGCCGTGAGAAATGGCAAGCCGATACGGTCGATTGGGTGTGGTTTGACGAGGAGCCACCCGAAGATGTGTATTTCGAGGGGATCACTCGGACCAATCGGACCTTTGGCCCAGTGTTTATGACGTTTACACCGCTGAAGGGCATGTCCAGCGTGGTACGGCGATTTCTGCTGGAAGAAGCCCCTGACAGAGGGCTGGTGCAGATGACCATTGACGACGCCGAACATTACAGCCCTGAGGATCGGGCGCGCATCATTGCCAGCTACCCCGCCCACGAGCGCGAGGCACGCACCAAGGGCACTCCTTCATTGGGCAGTGGCCGCGTGTTTCCGATCGCGGAGGACTCGATTGCCATCGCGCCGTTCGCGATTCCTGAAGAATGGGCGTTGATTGGCGGGATGGACTTTGGATATGACCACCCGTTCGCTGCGGTCAAAATGGCCTGGGATCGTGAAGCCGATGTGCTTTACGTGATGTGCGCATACCGCCAGCGTGAAGCAACCCCTGTCATTCACACGGCGGCATTGAGGCCCTGGGGTGCACGCTTGCCGTGGGCATGGCCGCACGACGGATTGCAACACGACAAGGGCAGCGGTGAACAGTTGGCCGAACAATACCGGCAGCAAGGGCTTTCCATGCTGGGGGAACGGGCGACATTCACAGACGGCACCAATGGCCTGGAAGCAGGCGTCACTGAGATGCTCGACCGGATGCACACCGGACGTTTGAAGGTGTTTAGCCACCTGACGGAATGGTTTGAAGAATTCAGGCTCTACCACCGTGAAGACGGGCGGATCGTCAAACAGCATGACGACCTGCTCAGCGCGACGCGGTACGCGATGATGATGCGGCGGTACGCGAAGGCACCGCACGCCACCACATTTAATGTTTACGATTACTCGGTGGATTATTGAAGATGCCCCGCACACAGAAAAACACCACGGATGCACTGGCCCAGATGCGCTCGCGCTACCAGCTCGCCAGTGATTGTTGCCGCGATCTTTACGACCAGGCGCGAGATGATATTAAGTTTGTCACCGTCCCTGGGAACCAGTGGGATGAGTCGCTGAAGAAACGCCGCAGACACCGTCAGACATATGAATTTCCCAAGCTGCGCATGCATACCCAGCAGGTGATCAACGAGATGCGCCAGCAACGCCCCTCTTGCAAAGTGCGCGGCGTGGAAGAAGCGGACCGTGGGCTGGCTGACATCATGCAGGGGATTTGTCGCAATATTGAAAGCGTATCCAATGCCGATCACGCCTACGACATTGCGTACGAGAAAGCGGTCAAGGGTGGTTTTGGCGTGCTGCGCGTGACGACGGATTATCTCAATGAGGATGATTTTGAGCAGGATATTCGCATCAAGGCGGTACGTAACCCGTTTGCGGTGAAATTCGACCCTGCCGCCGTTGAGATTGACCGGCGCGATGCAAACTTTGCGTTTGTTGAGGAGTTGATTCCGAGAACCGATTTTGAGCGCCGCTTTCCGGACGCCGATGTGTCCGACTTCGACGCAGATACACAGTGCGGTGCGTGGCGTGATGCTGGGCAGGTGCGCATTGCCGAATACTGGTGGAAAGACCCCAGAAAACGGGAATTGCTGGCCCTGTCGGATGGCCGCGTGGTGTTTGCCGACGAGATCGCCGCGCAGGCCGGATTGAGTGTGGAGGAAGCAAAAACGTTTTTAGAGTCGGCGGGTGTGCAGATCGTACGTACACGCACCATTGAGGGCCACCGCGTGCTGATGCGGCTGACCAATGGGCACACCTGGCTGACGGAGCCTTACGAATTCCCTTGCCAATTCATCCCCATCGTTCCGGTATGGGGGAATATCGAGAATATCGATGGCAGTGATTACTGGTCGGGCATGGTGCGTTTTGGGAAGGACCAGCAACGCCTACATAACGTGCATCGAACAGCGCTTGTTGAAGCGGTCGCTAAATCCCCTAAAGCGCCTTTCCTCCTTGACCCCAAAATGATAGAGGGGCATGTGCAGATGTGGAACGACTCACATTCTGAGGACTTCCCCTATCTGTTGGCGAATATCATTGACTGCCAAGGTCGCACGCCTGTGCGTGTCGAACAGGCCCAGGTCCCCACCGCTTTAATTCAACTGGCGGGCATGGATAACGACGATGTGAAAGCCGCCACGGGGATTTACGATGCGAGCCTAGGTGCCCGCAGTAATGAAACTAGCGGGATTGCGATCAACAGCCGCAAAATGCAGGGCGCGGTGGCCACGTTTAACTACATTGATAATCTGGCTTACGCGGTGCGTTACACCTATGAAATCCTCGTAGACATGATTCCTCGTGTCTACGATACGCCGCGTGCGGTGCGTGTCCTGGGCGAAGATGGCGGCGAGAAGTGGAAACAGTTGTACCAACAGGTGACCGACCCGACGACCGGCCACACGGTCACCCTGAATGATATCCGTCAGGGCAAATATGATGTGGTGGTCACGGTGGGCCCAAGCTACGCCACGCAACGCATGGAAGCTGCTGATGCCATGATGCAATTAGCGGCCCAGATGGGCGGCGTTGCGCCTCAAATTGCCACCGTAGCCGCCTACGCTGGAATGCGGAATATGGACCTGGTCGGCGGGGAGGAAGTCGTAGCTGCTTTCCATAAGCTACTTGTCGCGCAAGGCTTGCTCCCTCCGAAAGACGGCGAGCCACCTCCGGAGCCGCCTGCGCCCGATCCCATGCAGATAGCCCGTGTGAAGAAACTATCGGCGGATGCGGAATTGTCCGATGCCCGGGCGCAACATCAACGGGCCGACACCGCACAACAGCATATTGAGACATTGGCGGCTGCGCATGCCTTAAACGCGCCTGCCGTTGATCCTGGGTGGCTTCCTAAGGCCCCAAACAACACACCGCCGCAAGGCGGTTTTTTTATGCCTGAAGGCCCTGCGCCTCACGGCGTGATACCGGCTGATCACAGCCGCGTCCGTATTGGTCCGGTCAGGCCAACCCCGAGAGGATGAGATGAGCGACGATACCAACACCGCTACCGTGAGTCTTGAGGCGGTAACACCGCCCACAAACGACGCGCAAGCGGCGCTGCAAGAACAGCAGCAACACCCCACACCGGACCCCACCGGTGAACCGCCCAGCGACACGGGCGAAGCGGACAAGCAGGCCGAAGAGAAAAAGAAACAGGGCAACCGTACCCGCGAATACATTCAGCGGATCAACGGTGAAAACAGCGAGCTACGCCGTCGGCTTGAGGCGCTGGAGCGGCAGCAGCAAAGCGGCTCTACGCGTTCCAGCCACACGCCGCAGACAGGGCAGGAAGGCGCACCTGGACTTGAAGATTACGCCTATAACTGGAACGAATGGGTGGACGCGCGTTTTAGCCATCTGTTCCAGCAGTGGCAGCAGGAACAACAGCAGGCCGAAACCGTCCGCCAGCAGCACAGTGCCCAGACGCGTTATGAAGCACGTGCCGCAGAGTTTGTGAATGCGCACCCTGATTTTTACGAGACGGTCGGCTCAATGGACCTTTCCCTGCTAAGCCCTGCCGTGCAGGCTGCGGTGATCCAGCACGAGAAAGGCCCTGAGATCGCCTACCACCTGGCCACTCAGGACGATGCGTTATGGTCCCTGGCTTCGGTACGTGAAGACTTACTGCCTGCTGC